ATGTTTTATCTGTTCTTCTAACTCATAATAAGTCATTGCTTTCTTTGTTTTACAGAATCGTAAGATGAATTTTTCGATATCATCACCATCCCACTTCTTTACTTCAGCGTGTGATGATTGATAATCTTTCCAATTTGATTCTTTTACTACCTTTCTTTTTCTCTTTGTACCTTTTAGTGGTGGTAGTGTTCGGTGTGCGTACAAAGATTTTCTTCCGATATAAAATTCACCTGATATTTTCTTTCGGATTTTGTATATAAATCCTATTGAATCTTCAGGCATATCGGAAATTTCGGTAATCAGTTTACCTTCATATTTCCATGTGGGCATAGTCAAAAAGTTTAATAATCAACTGAATCAGAGTATTTTTTTAAGTTCAGTTTGCCGCCTCTTGCTTTTTCTAAGTTTGGTTTTGTAGATATATCTTTTCCACCATCCAATGAGATGGGAGTTTTATCTTTTGAGTCTTTTCCTAATTTTGAAAACTCAGAAGCTTTAAATAAATCAAGTATTGAAGCCATAATATTTTTCCTCTTTTATATAAATATAAGTTTTTTAATTAAACATCAATTCTAACTATAAAGTTAACTGGATAGTCAGGTAAGTTTTTAATTGGTTTTGGTAATTTAGCCACAGCCATCATTTCGTTATCATTATTATATAAACCAATTGTGGTTATATATGGTGCTAAATAAGAACCAGTCAAATCAGTTGAACCAGATTCCCAATAATCATCCCAACTACCACTAACATATTCGTTAGTTACTGATGATGTAACTGAACCACTATAAAATGGTTTTCTATCTATACTGTATATATCTCTAATTTTTACAGTTTTAGCTGGTTCACCTCTTACAACTGGTGTTGTTGTAAAATTTTGAGAACCACTTTCAAATACCGTTACTGCTGTTGGGTTCTGAGAATAATTAAATTCACAATCTCCAACTTCTAAGAAAAACTCATGCTCATAAATTGTATGAGTTCCTTTAAATGTTAAATCATATCCATTTAGTAGTGAAGTACAATTAGCATCGTTTAAAACAAATAAGCCTTCACCATAAAAAACATTTCCAACTATATAAGCACTCCAATTTGTAATTAGACCAAATGGATTATCATCATCAGCAAATCTAATAATACCACACTCAAAATCCATTGTAAGTATTGATACAGCGTTCATAGCAGTTACTCTCGTATCTGCTCCACCAATTGGAACTATTGTTAAAACATTTAACGAACCACTTTCAAAGTTTGTTAAATCAGTTGTTCCGTGATATTCATTTCCATCGAAATCAGCAAAGTGTATTTCACCTGTTTCATTATTTAATAAAAGAATCTTAGCACATCTCGTACTTTCAACCAAATTTCCATATCCATCATCAACAATCTTTAATCTTTTTGATTCTACTTTAGGTGTGTGTATGAATAATTCTACCGAACCTGGTTTTATTTCTTCACCATATTGTGATTGTGATACTGCTAATAACTCTATGTGATTAGTTAATACTCTTTGATTACCATAAGCAAATTGTGGATGTTGTTTCCCTGCGCCTGTTAATGGTGATAATTTATTTGATGGATGATAATATTTTGCTTTTGTTGATTGATATAATTGCCTTTGATAAAATTCATTAGTTTTTGCATCATTAATTGGGTCAAAGAATGTATCTAAATCATAAGCACCACCCGGTATAGTATTCAGTACTATAACTTCATCTTTTACTGATGCTGAATGAGCAGTGTAAATCTCATAACTACCCGAACCATGTGTATAGGTTTTATGAGTCCTAATAGGTCTAATGTTTACGTTTTCTGCTGGAATTTCTTTTAACATATGATATTACTCCTTTATATAAATATCACAAAAAGAAAAACCTCACTTTTGATGAGGTTCTTACTTTGTTTGAAATGCGTGCCTACGGTTAAAAGTCTAATTTAACTTTTACTAATATTTCTTTATCAAACGATTTTGCAATCGGTTGAGATGTTTTAGCTACTGCTAACATTTCGTTTGCATTATTGAATAATCCAATTGTTGTAATATAAACTCTTGGGTCTCTCTTAAACGATGATACTGCAAATGCGTTATCTGAACCACTTACGAATGTTGGGTTGTTAGAGAAGTTAAACTCTCTGTTGTTTGCTCTAACAAAATAATGTGATGTAGATACATTCTCAGTTCTTCTTGCTTCGAAATCTGCTCCGTTCTTAATTGCTGCGTACAACCAGTGATGTGCTTTCTTATCAGCATCTACTCCAGTAAACAATGAACTAGTCGTTGAGTAATTCAATGCCGCTGAACCTGTATGTGCTGAGAAACCTATTTCAGCTTCTAATGCGCCAGGATTAAGTAGTATGATTCCTTGGTCAGGATAAAATACACCATAACCTTGTCCTACTGAGAATGAATTACCATCTGTAGAACCTGATGTATATTTACTATCTATAGTTGCTTCTGCTGAAGAACCTAAGTTAAGTGAACCACTTACAACATCAAATACTCTACCAGATTTACCAACTGTATCTGAGAACTTCTTACCACTATCATCGATAAGTGTAATGTGTCCTCTTGAACCACTTACTTTAAGTGACCAGTTACCAGCATCTAATTGTTCTTTATATCTTGCTCTTGCTACATTAATCACAAAGAAATCTTCGGTATTATGGCCCGTACCAGAAGCGGATGCGAATGTAAAGTGAGAATCTTCTTGTCCAAGTAGTAAAGAACGATACTGCATATATGTTGCTTTTGTAGGGAACTTAGCGTTATCGTTAGTTGAGAGGGCAACTGAACCACTACCACTAATATGTCCGTATGCTACTGCGTATTGTACTTCACCATTTGATGCGGTATTGAAGATATTATAAAAATAATCACCTGATGATGATTGTGCTTGTGAACCAGTGTGATGTTCTGCTAATGAACCAGTATCACCTGTCCAAAGTCCTGTAGTTACTACTTCTACTTTACCAGTTATTTGGTCAAATTCATTGAACCTTTTGTAAATTCCTGATGCTACTGCTGCTCCATCTGCGTTTAGCTGGTCATTACCACTTAGGTATTCATTAATAATACCTGCTAACTCCTCAGAAGAAACTTGACCATCAGCGTTCTGTAGGTATTGTGCTAACTCATTGGTTAACGCTGCTCCCTGTTGTCCTGCTATTTCTGCCATAATTTTTTACCCTCTTTATTATTCTTTAACAAATGTAATCGTTACAGGGATAGTTTGTGAACCACCCGTTTCGTTACCATATACCGTAATAGTTGTTTTTATAGTTTCAGTAATGTTCGGATTAGGAATAAACGAAAACTTTAATCCTGATTCTACTGATGCAGTTGTTGTTACTTCATCTCCTAAGAATACAGGTACCGAACCTGCTGATACTGCCAATCCACTACCTACAACTGTACCAGCATTCTTATTTGCTAATACTACAGTGTATCCAGCTGCGCTATTACCCGCAGGTGATGTAGTTGGACTTAGTGATACTTCACCACTATTTTGATTTACAGATATAGAAGGAATACCAAATTCTACTTTTGGAATCTTAGTTGTTCCTTTTGGTAATGTTACCAATTTATATCTTAATGTTTGTGTTTCATCTGGTGATGCCTCTAAGATTGGAATCGCTTTAATAGCTGCATCATAAAATGCAGAACCCTTTGGATGAGCTGGTTCGTATAAACCATAATCAATTTCATCATCCCCTAATGCGAATCTCGTAATATTAAGACCTTCACCTGTTGCTAGCTTCTCTCTACCTTTTTTGGTAAGGATAGCATCTACTGTGATTTCTGTGTTATCTAAATATGCCATAATGTTTATTCCCTATATGTTTACAATATATAAATATAACTTTTCTAAAAAATAGATAAATTATTCTATCTCTAATATTGGTTCACCACTTCCTCTACCACTATCTGATACTTTTAGAGTATTAGGATTAGTAGTAAATACCTCAACTGGTGGTGTTCCATCTAAGGTTGTAGCTTGTGTTTGTTTACAACCTTTAAAATATAAATTTTCCATACCAGTTGTTAAATCTGAGGTAAATTTATTATGTGTTGGTAAGTAACCATTCAATGCTGTTACTTGTACTATAGTTCCATCTGGGTCAACATTACCAACTGAATTTGCTAATGAACCTGATGGTGAGGTAAACGATACTATTGTTTTTGTTCTTACCGCTGATTCTGATACAATTGTACCTAATGAACTATCTAATGGATTTAATTGTACTTTTTGTTTAAATTTCTTTTCTTTTTTAACAACCCAAACTCTAAGTTTTTCTTTTTTGTAATTATTAAAACTATCTCTTGTAGTTCTAACAATAAACCCATTTGTTGCTGGTCCTAATCCAAATCCATTTTTTGCTAATCCATCTGGGTCAAATCCAATAATTTCACTATTCAACACATCAACTTCAAGTTGTTTTGATTGAGATGCAGCTGCATCTGAAATTAAAGTATCTAAACCTATTTTACTACCAGAAATTTCTGTTATCGTAGTATCTGTTAGTGTAGCTTCGTAGTTATTAAAGTTTACATTTAGTTCCTCTATCTGCGTTTCACTTATCGATGTTTCATAAGATGGAAGCGTTTCTTCAAAATTAATAGTATCAGATAAATCTAAATTAGCATCTTTTTGTTCAACAGATGATGTTACCGAAATTATAGAACCTCTGGAGATATCCTCAACACCTTCTTTAGATTCCATTAATTCAGCAACTGGTTCTCTTCTTCTTTCTTTGTTTCTTTCTAATAAGTGTGGTTCTATTAATAAACCATCCATTACCTTAACCCTAGCAGGTATCATTTGTTTGATTGTTTCAAACAATGATTTATCTATATATTTTATTATATTAATGTATTCATATATGTTTAAAGTATATCTACCAAAAATATATTTTCTTAATTCTAATAAATCAGGATAATCATCTTTATATTGGTCACCAGCGTGTCCTATATAATCATCGATACTAAAATCAGGTAATGATTTTATGATATCCATATTTAATTCTTTTGATGGTGATAAGAATATACCTAACTGATTTGAATCCAATGGTGCTCTATCAAATGCTTTCTTAGTTGCTCTTTGTTTATATGATAGGTTTTGTACTAAATCAGCAGATTCAAATCTAAACTTATCAGCTGGTCCGAATCCCATTGAAGGAACTTTTGCTGTTACTTGTCTATCATATACTTCATACTGATATGGATATGTTGGATTATCACTAAATCCACTTGCAGTAGCTGCAGATGCATATCTAATCAATCCATTAGAACCTGTATCTGGTGCTACGTTTGGTATCGATGGGTTTGAATCTAAATTTTTAGGTTTTTCAAAATCTAATCTTAACATCAAATCCTCAGTAGATGAAGAAATATGATTACCATTAATTTTTTCAGGAAATAAGGAATGGTCTACTATTACTGATGATGATAATGATGAACTCCAAATTCTAAATTCATCTAATGAACCTGTAAATCCATCCCCAACAGATAATTGTGAACCACTAAAGAATTCGTTTATTGAAGATGTAAAATCAGTAGAAGAACTAAACTGCATTCTAATTCTACTTTGGAAATCTTGCATAGCAACTAACTCAATAGATTCCGATGTACCATTTTCTGATGATGAATGATGATTAACATTGATTACGAATTGTGTAAATTCATCATTAAATAAAGAACCTGATGTTGTTACTACTTCACCAAAAGATGATGAAAAGTTTAATCTACCGATACTTCCAAATTGATGTTCTAATTTAACGTTCCAATATGGTTCATTAGTAATTAAAGATTGGGTATGTTGATTGGATGTTTTGAATCTAACCTCAACTGCATGTGATGATGATACACCATTTTCTAATTTCCAATCAACTAATACTTTTGAATCATCAGTATCATTTGATAGTTGTACTGCTGATGTTCTATCATCAAATGTAAATGTAGATGTTTGTGTTGAATCTTGTCTTGGTCCACCAAACTCCATAATAGTAAGAAGTGATGATGGAATTCCATATGTAGAAAGAACGGCACTTAAACCTCTTCTTGTACCTTTATGTTTTAGTAAGTATGGTAAGTTATTTAATATTCTTCTCCAAATAGTATTTTCATATTCTTTACCACTTTTTACAAGTTTAGATGTTTGTTTAGAATCTCTATATCCTAAAACATATTCCCATAGTCTTTTTGTTGATTGAGAAGAATGTGGTATCCAGCTATAGTTTTTCAGTATATGTTTTAACATATCATCACTAATACCGATTCTTTGTTTTTCTTCTACTTTAATATTTTTCTTTAATGCTGTTATATAAGTCCAAAGGATATCAAAGTGATGTCCTATCATATCTAAGAACATTATATAATCAGTTTGTTCCTCATCATTCTTAATATACTGAGGGATATTGTTTGATAGATAATCTACATTATCTTTATCGTATGCTGATGAAGATACCAATAAAGTGTTATACCATGCTATCGAATCACCACTACCAGTTGATTGAAGTGATACCCCATCTGATTCTTTTGGGAATGCTAATGATGATGTCGAATCTGTTAAGAAATGTTCAAATCCATCAAAGTTAGCCTTAACATCATTTATTTTCTTTTGTAATGATTGTTTTTCTCTAAGTAAAGATAACGAACCAGTAGATGAACCACTACCACTTTCTATTGTAGCTATACCATTTTTGTAAGTTTCTAATAATGATAATTTGTAAAAATAGTTTCTTGCTCTTTCTTCTGCTGAACCAAAGTGTACAAAATTATCAAATCTATATTCTTCTCTAACAGTTCCATCTACAGAATATCCATATTCGGTTTCTATAAAATCAAAAGATGATGAAACATATTCTATATTTAGTTTTTGTGTATTGATGCCTGATGAAGATACAAATGTATCTATTAGCTTTGCCGATGATTCAGAACCACTACCTACTAATTCATCTATAAGTTCAAATCCAGTATCAGCTGGAGAACCACAATCGTTTACACCAAAGTTTGGTCCTTTAAGTGGTACACAATATTCTTCTGAATCATCTACAATAGAAATCTCATCAATTATTGGTTGTGTAATAATTTTAGAAATCCAAAGTTCTTGATTAGGTTGTATCTCTTTACCTAATGGTTCATACATTTTAAGAACTAACGAGTTAAATCCACCATCTGTATATTCTGGTAAAAATTTATCCCTTAGTTCATCATACTTAAAGTTTCTAAACGTTACATCATCTGTTTCCCAATTTGAAATTAGTTTATTTTTACCATCACCGAAATGTGCTAAGTGCGTAAGATACTTTGAAGTTTCATCATCAAATAAATTTAAATCCATTTCAAATGCATCACAAAGCTGGTCAACTACATCTTCTCTTGGTAAATCTATATCTGATTTTACAAATGTTATTTGTATTGATTCTAATTTACCAACTACTTCTTTTGATGTAGATGTATTATGTGGTTGTAATAATATGTTGAATTTTAACTCAGTATCATCTTCTTTTATTTTTGTACCTAATAGTTTTATTATTCTTTGTACATTGAAATCTACAGATTGTGTTGGTGAAAATTGACCATAAGGTTTTGATTTATCACCTACATATATTTTTACAAAATTTGTATTTACTGATTGGTATGCTACAGTGAAATCTACATCATATCCTTTAAAATCAGCCCCCTTTAATATCTCAGGATAATTAATATTAACAATATCGGGTGTCTTTACTTCAACTTCATTTACAACATTAATTATAAATTTTGCAGCTTCCCCATCTCCATATCCATCATTGTAAGGGCAAACATAACCAACATATTGTCCAACTCCTGAAGTAAACATTGAATTACTAATTGTAAATACACCAGATTCATCCGTACTTGATTTATTTGTTTTGTTTAATTTAAAAGTTACCTTATCAGTATTTTTAGAATCATATCCTAAATTTAATTTTTGTGGAGCTGCTATATTATATCTAAAGCTGGTTGGACTTATCGTTACTGATGGTACTAATATTGGTACTACTTTTTCAAAGTTTATTAAAAGAGTTGTTGGTTCAGTTACATCTAAAGTTAATTCTTCGGCATTTACTCTTTCAAATCCCTTAGCATCTTCATCTACAATTCTTCCTTTTAGTATTTCGAAATATGAAATTTTTACATTTGATGGGTCTTTTGATTTAATTACAATATCAAATGCACTTCCTGCTTTTCCTTTAAACGTATGACTGTTAATTCTTCTTACATCGTTACCATTAACAACGGCAGAATAAAATTGAGTTAGTTGTGTTCCATCTAAATTATCACCAGCCTTAGTCAATACTAATAGTTCAGGTACTTTCTTTGGTGGTGGTCCATCATCCTTTGTAGTATCATCATCACTAACATCATCATCAACTACTACTATCTCTTTTGTTAAATTAAATGTAGCTATTTGGAATAATCCTTCAATATCTAAAGTGGGTACTACCTTACCATTTTTATAAAATATGAAATCATATACAAATTTTTGTGTTCTAATTTCTTCCTTAACAGTTTTATATCTCTTTCTTTGATTTTGAGCTTGCTGATTTTGTCTCAGCATGTTAGTCATACCAGTGTTAGCTTCTGAACCTTGTCCTAACAAACCAAAAGTTTGAGTAAATCTTCTATCTTCTAAAGGTTTTAAACCACCTGTCATAAAGCTTGGGTCAATAAAATCATCAAAAGTATCATCTAAAACTTGCTTTTCAACAATAGTTACTTTTTCATCAATTCTCCCTACAATTCTATATGATTCATCTGAAGTATATCCAGTTCTTCTTACTGTTATTGATTTACCATTATTTAATATTTCTTTATGTGAAAAAGTTAGTACGCTTGGTGTAAGTTTTGCATATCCTTGAGTTTGTCCATTTACTAATACTTCACAATTACCAGGATTTGTTACAACCCTTACAGTTACAACTTTGTTACCAACAGGTTTTACTATTGGTATAACTTGTATTGTTTGTTGGCCTTGGTCAAATTTAGTAACACCACTTGTAATTCTGTTTCCACTTGGAGTTCTTAACTCTTCACCAGCCAATGCTAAATCTCTATCTCTAATAGAAAAAGAATTATCTACACCATTTTGCATAGATTGTGCAATCTGATTTTCTATTACACCTCTACTATTTATCTGTTCAGCTGCACTTAATCCTTGATTATATATTTGTTCTTTTGCTATTCTATCAGAAACCGTCCCTAAAATCTCACCCATTGGTCTGATATTACTATAATCTAATTGATTTTGTCTTGCAATACTCTCTGTAATAGCAGTACCAATTGCAGCTTGTGTTGTTGGTTTTGATTTTACAGTGTTTCCTTTATTATTGTTTTGGATAGGTGGTATTGTAACCATTACATCTTCAAATCCCTTATCACCAAATGTTGCAAGTCGAGGATTTGTTCCACCTCCCATACCCATTGACATACCCATTGGTTGGAGAGAAGCAGCTGCTGGTGAACTACTTTGTGGAGTAGAAGTTTTTATTTGATTCGTTGTTTTTGGTGTAACAGTTTTTACATATGCAGATGGTGTTTGCTGTCCTGTATTTTTAGGTTTTGTTACACTTGGTTTGTTTACAACAGGCGCTTGTTTTTGTTGTTTGACCTTTATAACAGTTTTCTTTGGTTTAGTATTAGATGTTACATTCGCTGGAATCTTTATTGAAAAAGAACTAGCTTTTGGAGTATAATTAGTAGTTTGTTTTTTAACAGTAGTTAAAGTATCACGCACAAGTGCTGATGTACTTTTTTTACCAACACTATTAAATCCTTTGTTTATTGAACTATTCATCAAAGCAAGTGGAGATGATGTCCCAACGGAACTCTTCTTTGAGCTTGTTCCATAAGACATAGCGAAAGGTGATTTATTAAACTTACTACTTCCAAATTTATTAATCATTAGTATCCACTCCCTCCTTTCCTATAACCACCAAACGTTCCCATTCCACCTCTATTGAATCCACCACTACCTCCAGTTACCATAGATGGACTAAATCCACCCCCTCTACCGCTAGTAGCTGCTCTTGGTTGTACTGCCATTGGTTGTATAAATGGTACACTTCCCACAATATTATTATTTCTATTATTAAATGATATAACTGGATTTGCTAAATTTTTTAATATAGGGTTATTAAATGGTGGTATTATTGGTTTTGGTGGTGAAAATGGTTTAACATTGACCACTGGTTCTGCTTTTGGTGGTTTTGGTGGTGGTTTCACCGTTGTAGGTGGTTTAAGATTAGCAAAGGCGTTCTGAAACAATGGTGTAAAAGTTATTGGTTTAAAAGGTATAAATGGTATTTTTGAATTTGCCGTAGCAGAATTAGGTACACCAATTGGACCAATCGGAGGAAATTTAATCTTTGGTAATCCCTCAAAACTCTTTTTTATATTAGCTGTTATTTCATCCTGCATCTTTTCCATATCAAACTTAATCTTATCACCAACACCACTTAAATCGAATTGATTTATTGCATCTACTTGTTCTTTAGTAAGAGTAATATCTGGTTCTGGCTTTGGAGTAACAAAATTAGGAACTGGTGTATCAATTTTACAAAGTTCTTTTTTTGTAATTATTGTTTCCTTTGGATGTGATTTACCTTTTACACTTCCTTCTAAAGCACATATTTTAACTCGTTTTCCACTTGGTAAAGCAAAAAAGTTTGAATCACCACTCATATCAGTATAAGTTATTGCAGCTACACTCCTTCCCTTATAGTGTACATCATAAAAATAATATTTTTTAGTTTCAGCTTGTATTTTGATTGGTTTAACATCTGCTGGTTTTTCTTTTGGTCTTGATGTTACAGTTGCTTTTACAACTTTAGCAGGTTTAACTACTTTGACTACCTTTGTTATTTTAGTATCAATTTTTTTGGATGTACCAAATTTTTGTAATATTGTACTAATCTTATCTCTACTTTCTAATGTTTTAAGTTTTGGTGTATTTACAACTTGTAAATTTCTTTGTGGTAAATGGAATCTAATACTATCACATATTATTTCCATAGATTTACTTTGTAAAGTTGCAATGTCCAATCTTTGAGAATTTGGTTTTCTGTTTCTTCCTCTAAATTTTCTTCTTTTTCTATCTGTAAAGCTTGATGTCAAATCTTGCTTTAACGCTTTACCATAATCAGCTTTTCCAAAAATGTATCCTCTGTTACTAATAAAATACCCTATAGCTTGTTTAGCTTTCACAGTTACATCATTTATAAATCCATCAAAATCATTAATTTTAAATTCTTTTTTAAGATTATCAATCCAATCCTGTCCATATAATGCTCTTACTTTTTTGATAACATTATTTGCATCTATTGAATCTATAAACCCATCTAATCTGTTTAAAACATCATCTTTAAATTCTCCGTTTTCTAAAAGTATTCTGTATCTATCTTTTAAATCTTTTTCTAATAGTTGATTTTCTACTTTAAGTGGTAAAACTCTTATTTCTGTTCTTGATGGTGATATTTCATGTATCCATACTTTATTTTGAAAATGCTCACTACCAACTCTTTTATTTAACAATGTAATTTGAGTTCTAAATAAACCATTCTTATATCCAGCTTCATTGATTAGTTTTTCTACATCAACAAAATATTCAGGTGATTGATTAGAAGCAGCTCCCCTAGCAATCATAAGATAGTTTCTAATATTATCTATCTCAGAAATATTAATGTATCTTACTAATTTACCGTCATCTCCTTGTGGTAATTGATTATCACCATTATCATAAAGAATAAACTCAATAGTATCGGTTACACCTCTACCAAAGAAAGAAGGCATTTTTCCTCTTTCAAAAATATTTCTATCTTTGAAATCAATCCTTTTTGCTTCTTTTTGCAATATTTCTTTAAAGTTCTTAATTGCCATTAGTTGTTCCTAAGTTTTGCTAATTGATAATATCTATCCCCACCAAAGTTATTATATACATAACGACAGAATGGTACAATTAATTTATGTGATAATCCCCCAATCCAAATTCTTTTTTTATTCAAATTTTCTAATCCCATCTGATTTGCCATCCATTCTGTCCAAGGTTTAAGTAAGAAATAAATTACAGGTGTCCATTGTGGATTTTTTCTCATAAACTCAACTACTGGTCTTGCCCACATTTGATAACCAATAATTAATTTTGGGTCTTTTTCAAATGTCATATCACCCCATTCTTCATCAGCTTTGTATATTTCATATGGTAGATATCCTTGTCTGTATAATTCTACACAAATTATTTTCTTACCTTTGTGATTCCTATTAGTGGCTGGAAAAGCTATAGTTTCTCCAGCACCTTTAATAGTTAATGTACCTCCATAGTCTTTATCTTTATCACCATTATTCGTTGCTGCACGTTTTGATACGAGTTTTATAGTTTTTGTTTCACCAGATTGTAATGTTACTGGACTCGGTGTTCGCATCCAAGATGCTGTGTTTGTAAATTGGAAGCTTATTGGTTCAGTAGTACTATTTAGTAAAATTAAGTCTGGTCCATTTCTCCAACCAACAGTACGTCCATCATTATTTCTTTTGAGACTATAAAAATATATATCATCTTTGTCATCCTCAGCTACAGGACTTATTCTAGCTGTCCACTTACCACCAGCAGATTCACCACCTGATTGTAATTGAGCTTGTACACCAGCCACTTGCGATTCTAATGAACTTACTTGTTGTACTAATGCTTCTTTTTGTGCAGTTAAACCTTCTACCTGCGCTTCCAACGAAACCCTCTCTATTGCTTCTGCTACTGATTTTTGAATAGCTTGTTGTAAATCAATAGATGTTTGTTTAAATTTATCTGCAGCTGCTTCTGCTGAGTTTTCAGCTACAGTAACTCTTAATAGCGATGCATCTAATTCAGCTCTTAACCCACTTATTTGAGATTGTAATTCTGATATCTTTGATTGTGCAGCTGATAATTGTGCTCTTAAATCAGCTATTGTGTTATTAGCAGCATCTAATGCTCTTTGAAGTGCATCATAATCTTCTTGTAAGACTACATCAGGTAAATCTTTTGGTTTATTAGGAATTAATTCATCTACTTCTGTATCTACTGCTAATAGTAGTTGTTCTTCATCATACTTTGGTCTACGAAGTTTACCGCTAATTTCACCATCCATAGAACCATTAGATTCCTTCATTTGTTCAGCATAATAATTATGCCTTCCATATGGGTCTATGGATTTTATAGCTTTTGAACCACTCAGAGTTAGTTCATCAATTCTTACATCTTTTTCTAATGCCATTATTCTGTTACTTCAAATATATAATCATCATCAAAGTATTCCGAAGAACCACTTATCTCTACTTTTAATTCTACCTTATAACTTCTATTTACTTCAAAGTTTGTTAAATCTAAACTGATTCTACTTTTGTTTCCATAAGTACTTAGCTTAGAATATTCACCGAAAGGAATAATTATATCATCGCTTTCGTTATCTTTAATTTGGTAGAAAGATGATGTTGGAAGTAAGCTGCCTGTGGAGTATCCAAATGTGTTTTGAAAAGTTTTTTGTGGATACAACTCTCTTGCGAATACCTCTATATCATATCTCCCACCAGCTTTGTATGATTTCTTTAATCTTTTTAATGATATTTTGTATTCTTCTGGTAGTGCTTGTAATGAACCAGTTTCATATCTACTATCATCCCAACCGATTCTAACCTTTGGTTGATATATTGTATGTGTTTCTTTACCGAAGAATTTTAATTGTCCATAATCAATATCATTATCTTCTTTTGATGATTCATGTTTAATAATAAATCCTTCATTTGAATATCCCTCATCTAACCAAAATGAAAATGATGAAGATACATCAACAATTAAATCAGATGATTCATAATCATAAGAACGAGTAGCTTGAGATGCAGTGTACCACATACCACCCTTTCCATCAAACGAACCAGTTGCACTACCACTATTTGGTACGTTGGTTGGTAACCAATTAGAACCACTATCTCTGTAATTCCAAGTACAACCACTTGTTGATATATCATCAAATCTAGTACCATTACCCATTTCCCAACTTTGAGAAATAGGATTAATTTCTAATGAATATGATAAGGGTATTTCTGTTGGTTCTGTTTCTCTAAGTACCATTTCAGCTACACTCATTGTTACACTACCATCAGAAAGTTTAGAAGAAAGTGAATCTGTATCGAACTTTATTAAACTTCTAGCCGTATCTTTAAGTGAACCATAATAAACTTTAGACACTTCTAATATTTCATCCAACCCAGTGTTTTGAGTTGGTTGTTGTAGAAATATACTAGCGTCTTTAGATGCGGTTAAAAAATAATACATTATACTACTCTCCCTCTTATATCCTTATCAGGAAATTTAAATTCAAATATTGATGGGTCTAATGAAGGATAAATTTGTTTATTCTTCGTTGCACCAACAACATCATATGAATTTGGTGAATAACCTGAAGTACCTCCACATAAGTTTTTAAACTCTGTTTTAACTACGGATTGTACTCCTTCAATATTTCCTATTAACATTTCAACTTCACCAATATTGATTGGCATATTGAATGTCCATTTATCTATTTCAAAATAATCTTTAAGAGCCGTAATACAATTTGTTAATACTTCTCTTTTATTATAATCTCTATAAACTCTAATTTCAAAATCTAAACCTATATTAATAATAAATCCATCTAAAAGATTTACACCATCGGTCAACATTCTAAATTCATTCATATATGTTTTTAGATTTTCTTTGACTGCTCTATTAAGAGATGTTAGTTTTTTATTAGAATCATATCCTAACACATATAAGTTTACTGCAAATGGATTATTCTTTTCTTTTACATTTGATTTTTTATTTGATAAAAATTTTGAAACTTGTGTTTTTATTTGTTCATCAGTATTCTTACCATCAGCTTGTAAATCTTGTACCAACTTAGAAAATTCGTTTAGTGCGGTTGGTGAAGCTAGTATAGAAGCTGGTGAGTTATCATCCAATTGACCATCAGCTGCACAAAATGCTTTTGTGATATTACCAAACTTAGGTGGCATTGATAATGCTCTTACTTGATAATCCTTAGATGTTACTGCTCTGTTTTGTGAACCGAAGTTAGCTATAGCATTCTCTCTAATCTCTTCTAATGTTTCTGCTCCCCTACCACCAGTTGCTGGTTGTTCATTATCTACTGCTAATGAGTTCTTAACAGTCGAATAAAGATTTCTCTCTGATTGACCAAATGCTGATAAATCTTCATCAAATTCAACTTTGGTAATTCTTTGTATTGTATTTTGTGCTACATTTGATTCTACACCACCACCAACTAAATATTTTACAGTCATTGTAGTATTCTTTGGTGATTGTCCATATGATTTAGTTAGTAAAAAGTTTGATGGGTCAAATGATGCTCCTAACTTATCTATAGAATTGTTTAACCCTAACCCAACATTTTTAAATGTAGGGATTAGTAGTTCATCATTTTTACCACCATCACCACTACCAAACTGAATAGTAGTTGTACCATCTGGATTTGTTACTACTTTAAATCTTCTTGGTGTTTTAATTAATTTAAGAATTGATGCTACTGAATCTCTAAACTGAAATAAATCTTTATCTTGTGCTTCAGTATTTGAATATTCTACATAAACCATCTCTTGCCCTAAGTATGGAACTTTGTAGTATCTGTTATTGTTAGCATCTCTAACATCGAATATGTCAATTATATTTGTATCAGGTATATCAATTTTTGCATATTCTTCTTGTGTATTACTAAATGTAATTTCTATTTGTTTTTCTGTAGCTGATATTACATCAACGAATTTTTTTACTAAATAAAATTTGGGATTATTAGTATCTATATCTCTTTCATATACAGTGATTTCTCTATCTTCTGCATCTGCGAAATCTAATAGTTCTGTCGTTCTAAATTGTACACCATCAGCATCTAACTCCATACCTTCTTTTACTCTTAGGTAATAATCAGTATCAGGTTCAAATGCTAAATCACCTGATGAAATAGGATTTGTTAATCTTCTTGATGGTATCAATTGAAATACACTTAATTTTGTTGTAGCTGGGGTTGTAACTTTGGCTCTATACCCCATCATTTTAGATAGTTCAAATATATTTTCTCTATCTTCGGAGGTAGTAAGTAATGATTCTTTTAATGTATCATCTATATAATATCCCAATACATCACCGACATAAGATGCCATTTCAATAAACATCATACCTGGTGATGATTCGTTAAAATCATTAAATGTTGTTGGAAAATAAGTTTTAGCGAATTCAATTAAGTTGGTTCTAAAATCAACAAAATCTTTGTTAAGGTATTTAATATCTCTACCTTTATCCTTAAAACTTTTTATTTGATTATTTAATGCCATATTATTCCTCTACCAAAAATGTTAATGTATCTAATGTTTGGTCTCCTTCTTGTTTAAACTTCAAAGATACTTTAGCTTGATTGTTATCTGTCATTTCTTTACTTATATCAATATCAATATCTTCTACTGTAATGTAAGGTAACCACTTAGCTACTGCATTATTTATTGTAGTTTCTAAATCCTCTTCAAATTTCTCTGTTGCAGGATTGAACAACAAATCATGTAACCCACTTCCAAAATCAGGTTGTAATAACCTTTCACCCCTTTTGGTAAGTAATAAATTTTTTAAGTTGGAACGAACTTGGTCAAATGTTCTAAAAGATTGTCTAAAGTATCCATCATTACCTCTTTGTATTGGTAAAGTAATACCGACTGCAAAGTTATTAAACTCTTCAGTATCAATTACAATCTTTTTATTTAACTCATAAGCCATCTTATGCTCCTACTCCTCTTTTTCTAGTCATCGCTTTTACAAGCTCTGAATTATCTCTGTTAAGAATCTTATCTAAACCAGGCACACCAGTCTGTACTCCTAAACCTTGTGGTTGTGGTGCTGATTGTTGTCCCATTGGTTGTAATCCCATCTTCTGAGCCATCTCTTCTCTGAAAGATTGGATTCCACTTTGTCCTACGGGTGTTCCTCCACCAGCAGCTGCAACATTGTGTGTTCCAAATGTAACTGTTTTATCCATCGTATCAGTAACACCACTCTGTAGAGTTTCGTTTAGTACTTGGTTTAACATAGGGTTCTTAGTATATGTTTGATTCTCAACAACTGGTTGAGATTCTTTTCTATCTTCATCTAATACTGCATTAGCTAATGAAAACGGGTCTACTTCTTCTGTTTTGTTGGAAGTAATAGTTTTCATTCTTGCCTTTACTGCTTCATCTAAAATCTTAGGAAAAGTTTTCTTTAGAAAAACTTCTTGTCTTTTAGATACCTCAGCTTCTACTAACGCTTTGATTACTTTTACTAATTTTTTCGAATCCATAATTGTTTTCTGTTTTAATATAAATATACACTAATAATATTTTAGTCTTTAGAATGGTATATTCCAACACCTTTGTCCATTTTTTTCTGGGTTTTGTGCTACATAATAGTTATCACCTGATTCTATTACATCACCAGTAAAGTATGGTTCATTAGACCTAAACTTTTTTGTATTTTTAAATGGTGGTTTTTCATTACCTAAAAATTGCCAATCTGAAATTGGTAGTTGGTCATCATCATTATCTCTACTACCTATTCTACCACCAGGTATTACATACATACTCCAATTAATTATACCAGGACCTGGTATTGGTGATGGTGCTGATGGGTACATTGATGTAGTATAAATCATACCTTTAAGTGTTAGTAAGTGTATCTGTGCCGATAGTACAAAAATATCTATAAAAAAGTTTGGTGAAAGAACCGCTGGTAATTCTATTGGAACAGGCCAAGTGCCAGGATTAATACATATATTATTCGTTACTACAATATTTTGTATTGCACCAGGTGCTGGGATTGGTGGAATAGGAAACGGATTCATAGTTGCACCAGCCCAATATGCCTTTACTGCATTACCTAATTCTTTTATAATCGGTGATGTTGGTGGGGGAATAGGTCCTTTTTGTATTGCAAAACATTTCATCAAAGCTACAATCACTAACGATTCCATAACAGAAGTATTTCCTTTTTGTATTGAACACAAATTAATACCTTGAATACCCCTCCTCATACACATATCATATTCAACAGTAAGTTTTTTAGCAAAGACTTGTAATGATGCAACCCCAATAGGATTACTCATATACCCCTTCATATTGGCTTTGAATATACCCCAACTCATTTTAATCTACAAAGTTTTTCGTACTTAGTATTGTGGATAGTTTACTCGCTATGGCTGCAAACTTAGGTGCATTTACAGGTGGGCCTGATGGACCTGCGGGTGTTGGATGAGTCATAGATTGTAACTCTGTACAAAGTTCATTTAGTAACTCAACTAAAGTATCACCTAATACTAATGGCTCTTCAGAACCCCCATTACCTAAATGTATTTCACCTGTTTCAGTTTCTATAGTGTAGTCACTACCATTTGTAATGTATAACACATTATCATCTGTATTAACAGTCATACCACCTTTGTTATCTATAGATAATGTTGAATCCGAAATAAAACCATAATTACCCTTTGAATAAAAAATCATTTCAGAATCTTTTGCAGAAAGTATGATTCTACCACTATTGATTAATATTTGGTCTCCAGTCAATTCCGATGGATACTCTTCAAAAGAGTTTGGTTTTTGTTCAAAGTTTGATGAACCACCATCATCTATAACACCTGGCTGAAAATCTAATTTGTAATCAGCTGATGATAGTACGATAGTAGAACCATCTCTGTTTACATCTTCTTCTGTTATTAGTCCAGTTTCAATATCGTTTTGAGATATATCATTTTCTCTATTTCTTAATATAATTGTTGGTGATAAGGTGTTTTCAGTATTATTGTATCCACTAAATCTTAAAGATTGTCCAAATCTACTTTGAATCAAAGAATCACCTTCGTAGTATCTTAGTGGATGAATAAAATTACCTTGCTGTTCAAACACATCACCATATCCAGTTTTTTCATCTTCTGATGTATCTTTATTAGCAATACCAGTATTAGATGTTGATTGGTAGTTTGCTGAGGTGTTACCTGATTTAGTTTTTTTCGGTTTAAATAATCTATCTAAGATATCATCAGTAGTATCAACATTTGGACTTAGGTTTTCACCACCTCTCCTATAAAAGTACCCACTTGCTGTTTCTATTATATCTACCTTTTCATTTTTGATTGGTAAGGTGTTAAAATTTTTATCCATAGGAGATGCAAATAAATCTCCTTTTGTGCCTGAAAAGAACTTTTTGTTCATCGGTAGGAATTGTATCCAACCAGTTCTACCATTTGGAATTTTACCATCCTTTACTAATTCGTTATCATCATCTAAGATAACGTTAACTACTACACCTTTAAACGATTCTGTTTCGTTATCGGTAATAGCATCCATCAATCTTCTTGAAAAAAACGAACCTCTACTTCTTTCCATTATTTACCTTTTCTTTTAATTCCTCAACCTCATTTGTTAATTCATCAACCTTAGCTTCTTGCTCATCGGCAACTTCACCAACTACATCTTCTAATTGATTCAGTAATTGCTCCTTTTCTTTATCAGTAAGGAATCCATCTTCACCCAATGTTTTATCCTTAGAAGCTATCATTCGTTGTGCGATAGCTGCCATCTTTATTAGTGATTCATCGTTTCTAACTGATGTATCTACTAAATCTTTTATGATTGGACCTATTACCGCCATATCACCAGAATGCCTAATCACCTTCTTCATTTCAGCAATCAATTCTGATATTCTTGTCTTTTTATTTTGCTGGTTATCGTAGATATCTTTAAACAATCCACTTAAATCTTTACCAGGAAATAATTGAAAATCTGTACTCATAATTTTTATACATTATCTGACTATAAATATTGAAAATAAAAAAACCTCCCATTTCTGAGAGGTTTTAGTATCTTAACCGGTTATGGTTTTAATTCTTAAGCTTTCTTTTTAAGAATGTGGTATAAAACTCCAGCACCTACTAATCCAAGTAGACCTTCGTTACTCAATCCACCTAATATACCCATAATGTTGTCCACTACAGATACCTCAGGCCAGAAAGGAATATTAGCACCTTTGAATAGTACTTCTAATACTACTCCCAAAGCGATAACACTTATACCGATTTCTGTTAGATGATTAGCCCAAGAGCCAATCTTTTTAAGAAATTCCATATATTACTCCTCTGTTTAAAATTAATGAAAATAACTTTTCCATATTACAAAACATCGGACTGTCCAAGAAATAACTATAGTATATATTAAATAAAAAGTATGTTTTTAATTTTCACACCGATTGTGTGAACTATATCGAGTGTCAAACAAAAAACCCAACCTTACGGGGTTGGGTTTTATCCAATCACTTTGAATTACGACTGGTTGTTTAGAGCTACTAAGTTTGTCAATCTCCACACATCTGTCTACAATTGTTGAGCTCTACAATATATAAATATTAGATTATTTTCTTAGAAATAAAAATATTATCAATCACTAAGAAATCCATATCACAATTCATAAATGTATCAATTGCTTCTTGTGCATCTCTAACCATAGTTTGGTCTTTGAGATTGAATGATGTGTTTAGTAGTATTGGATACTTTGTAATCTTCTGATATTCTTTTAGAAGTTTATACATCTTAGGATTAAAATCTTCTCTAAGTGTTTGTACTCTTGCTGAACCATCGGTGTGTGTGATAGCTGGTAATTTAGTTTGGTGATTTTGTTTTACCTTTACTATTTGATTCATATAAGGTATCTCTACATTTGGAGTAAAGAATCTTTTCATATCTTCGTAACAAACTATAGGAGCAAATGGTCTAAAACCTTCTCTTTTCTTTACAACCATATTTACTCTCTTTTTCATTTGTGGGTCTCTTGGGTCTGCTAAGATAGAACGATTACCTAATGCTCTTGCACCGAACTCTAATTGACCTCTAACCCAACCAATAATATTTCCTTCTGATATAAGTTTAGCTACTTTTGGTAACAACTCCTCATCAGATAATGCTTCGTAGAATATCTTATCTTCGTTATCTTTTACAATCTTTACTATATCTAATAGTTTTTCAGATGGGCCTAAGAATGGTGTTTTATTTTCCTTTCTATCATTTGTGATATGATTCCAATAGTTTAGAGCTGCTCCAATAGCAGAACCAGCATCAGATGGAGCTGGTGGTATCCAAATGTTTTTAAATGGTGTTCTATCTTGAATCTTACCATTAGCAGTTCCATTGTATGCACACCCACCACTTAAACATAAGTTTTTAGATTTTGTTTTTTTATACAGCTTATTTAGTAATCTAAAGAAATGCTTTTCATATGTGTATTGTAAAGCTGCTGATATATTTTTATGAATATCATTTATTGGTTCTTCGGATAATCTATTTGGTATTCCAAATAGTTTAGATAGTTTTGTATTGAACATAATTTTATCGGAATAATGATAAGAGAAGTATTCCATATTTAGTTCAAATCCATCCTCCGTTTCTTTTATTAGTTCATCAAACTTTTTATGATGAAATAGATGAGTACCATATGGAGCTAATCCCATAACTTTATACTCACCTTCATTTGGTTTGAATCCTAAGAAAGCAGTAATTGTAGAATAAAGTAATCCTAATGAGTGTGGATACACTACTTCACTATGTCTTTTTATTATATTATCTTTACCAGTCGCTAATACAGTAGTATCCCATTCACCAACACCATCTACTGATAGTATAGCTGATTCATCAAAATCTGAGGTAAAGTATGAATATGCTAAATGAGATAAGTGATGATTACCAATGAAAACTTTTGCATTAGGAAATATGTAATCAAAGTGTTCTAACGGGTTTGTTTTCTTTGGAAACTTAAATGGGTTCTTCCAAAAGTATTTCCAATAAGATTTCCAATCTCTATCGTTTTTAAGATTTGGATTTTCATAATAACATACGGCTGATATTTGTTTACCTACAATTTTGTTATTTTTTAAAATCCAATTAATTGAATTTATTGGAAAACTACTATCGTGTTTTATACCAGTAAATCTTTCTTCTTCTACTGCGTTTAAAACTTTACCATTTTGTATTAGTGCAACTGCTGAATCATGAAATCCAAAAGAGATTCCAATGATATAATCATCATAAATGTTCTTCTTCATTCCAAAACTGATTTGGATTGTCATCTATCACTTCACCTTCTAAAAACGAATTTAACATTTTCTTTTGATGTTGCTTCATTACATTTACAACTTTTGTGATGTAGTGAGTTTTACAATCTGTCATTTCTCTAATAAGTAGATATAAATGTTTTTTATTAAAGTTTTCTATATAATCTGCTCTTCTAAATAATTCTAAAACCGCATCTGCTATTTGAATATCTCTTTTCTTTGTAAATACAACTGTAAGATTTTTATCCCAATATTCTAACATTATTTTTCTAAACTCAGAATATTCTTCATTTTGTTGAGCTTCATAATAATCGTTTTGTGGATTCCAAGTTTGTGGCATTTCAGATATTAATGCGTTTTTTTGCCATCTTTTATAATTACCATTATTATTTAGAATCAAATAGTTTTTTGCAATAATTGTAAAGTATGAAAATGCTTTTCCTTTACCTTCTTTGTACATATGTATTTTTTCTACCATAGCAGATACTACTTCTTTTTTGATATCTGATTTTGGTACATCAAAGTAAGTAAACTTAAATGTATTTAAAACATTTTCAGCTAATTTTGCGAAAGGATATTTTATACCTTCATTGTATATTTTATTCCTCTCTTTAGGGTCTTTACATTTGTTGTATGCTATAATAGCATCTTGAGCAGGCGTACCAAAATACATTTTGGATTTTTTTCTTCTCGGTCTGGGCATATTCTATTTAAATTGTTCGTTTAACTCTTTTACTATACCTTTGAGTTCTGTAAATACAGTACCCACTTCATCATCTGATTCAAATGAACCTCTGATATCTGCTGCTTGCATTCTTTCATTAGCATCAGTAATAGTTTGTACAACACCATTAATCGTACCAACTAAATCATCCTCTAATTGTTCGTTTTGTTTAAGTAGGTTTCTAACCCCTATCAGCAGTCCAATGTTGATAACTGCTGATACTCCTAAAATTATTTCTATAACCATTCTAATTTAATTTAATATCGTATCCACTAAATTGTTTCATATACGATGTTATCTTTGTTCCATAGGCATCTTTAAAAACTCTACCACTTTTAAAATACCTTTTTACTGAACCCTGTCCTCCAAGATGAGCAGCTGCTAATATACCACTTTCTGAGATATACATACCATTGATTATTTTTCCATCAAATGTATCAATGTAAGTTTGTAGTTTCTCTTTGTTGTGTAGTAATAAAGCCATCATTGCTTCTTCTTGTAGTTGTGGGTTGTTAAGGAATTCTTTACGGGTCACTTTGAATCCTAATCCTTTAAGTGTTGATTTACCAAATTGGTACTTCCCCATATATCCCCAAGTGTTTGTAATATCATATCTATTACCACTTTCTCTGAATCCAATATCATTTAAGAATCTATTAAGTTCATCTTCGTGATATTTTTTGATTCTAAGTTCCTCAGCTTCTTTTCTGAGTTTGTCATCTTCCATTAATTGTTCGTAATTAATATCTGATGTTGTTGCGGAATCTATCATTCCAAACGATAGTATCGTAATACACATCGTAAATATTATTGTTTTTCTCATACGGTATTTCTCCTTTTGATTAAACTATAACAAATATACGAAAAATATTTCATATATCCTAATAAAATCGTAATTTTTTTTATGCTTGTCCTATTGGACCAAAATACATGTCCAATAATTCCTCATCAGTAGTTTGAACCCTTCTTTTTAATTTATCTGCTTCGTTGATGAGCTTTGCGAATTCTTTAGCTGTTTCCAAAAACAGCTTTTGATTTTGGAATAACCTTTCCTTAACCTCGTCTTTAGTAAGGATTTCTTTCTCAACTAATAACTCAATTATAGATTGATTAAGTAGGTTAACTTGTAGTAAGTTATCTTTTATTTCTTTAAACATCTTTTATATCCTTTAGTAAAGTTTTTATATCATCTTTACTATCTTCTAAATCACCAAATGCCTTTTGTATGGATTTTGGTGAGTAACCTAACGAATGAGCTAATCTAATCATTATAGCTTTATACTCATTTATATTCATATCATCGGGTACATCAAACTTTATTTCGTTTGCTTCCCTTACATTTTGCTTCCATCCGTTACTATACTTAAATATTAATTTTGCCATCGTTTCGTTCCTTTTTATACAATTTCATACCCTCTCTCTAATAATGGTACTGCTTTTTTGTACTTCATAAACTCAGTATCACCATCAGGAGATTTAACCATCACTTTATCATTTCTACCAAATTTCTTTTCAGATACTCTTTGGATATTATATGCTCTTACAGAATCAGTAATTAATATCCCATCTAAATGGTCTATCTCATGCTGAGCAACAACACACTCTAACAATCCTTCATCAGCAAAGTAATTGTGCCCTTCTGAACCTATCTTATCAGCTTCATCAGGTCCAAACTCAACTGTACCTAAGTTATCTGTTTCAACAGTAATAGAAATACTTCTAACTGTGTTCTTTGGTTTTCTCATTGTTTTGGGAAGAGATAAACAACTCTCAATATACTGAACTGCTTCTTCACTTCTTTTAACAATTTTTGGATTTACCAACACCATAGGTTGTTTGATGTTAATCACACACATTCTTTTATCCACACCGATTTGGTTTGCTGATAATCCAAATCCTTTTTCTTTTTCTAATGCGGTAAACAATGCTGCTGATATAACATCTTCTTCAGATTTATTTTTAGGTAAATCTGTTACTACCTTTTGTAATTTTATTTTATCTGTAACTATGTTTCTCATTCAAATAAGTTTAATTGTGATTTATCTTTAACTAATTTTCTTTCTGATATATCAGAACCAAATGGTCTTTCATAAATAGTTTCACCACCATCAGGTGATTCATAGATTGTGCCATCCCATTTATTATATTGGTTAATCTTATCTATTCTATCCCAATATATTTCTCTAACTTTCGCACCTAACTCTGCATCGTTAGGATGTTTTTCTACTAAGGGTTTAATATTTACATTCATAATTTCTTAATTAAGGTTTTTGTATTTAGTCTATTTTGATGTGGATTCTTCCACAACTCCGAGTTATTAAATTCGTTTAATTTTTTTATTTCCGAATTTTGTATAGATAAAGGATGTTTCTTTTTAAATTCATCTAAAACAGAATTGTTTATTAAAATATATCCACCTGTTATAGTATAATCCCAAGCATAACTAAACAAATCAAATCTTATGTTTTTATCAGTAGCAACTGAACCAATATCTATATCACAATAAGCTATGTTTGTTTTTGGAGGTTCTTCTTTATATACATCAAATGAAAATATTCTTGGATGATTTAATGGATTGAATATATCATATCCATAAACCCTTTCACTTCCATATAGTTCACATAACTTTTCAATACAAACACCAACACCACAACCAAACTGAAGTATATCTCCTTTGTTTGGTATATCTAATGTCGGTAGTAGTTCTGATGCTATTTTGTATGAATGATAATTGTATCCATATTCACTCCATATGGTATTACCACCATCAAACCATTCTTTCCATTGTTTCTTATAACTCACTATACTGCCATATTATTATATTTTTCTAACAACCAGGATGAGGATTGTACTTTATCACCTAATCCCCAAACTAACTCTATACCCCATCCTTTACAAACATCTTCTTCTACAGATGGTACTTGACCAGCAACTCTATCACCACCATTACCAAATGCTATTATTCCTTCTTTCCATTCTCCACCTCTTTCTCTCATCCATTTGTGTCTTGATGCATCGATAAAATCACATGCTGAATCATCATTGTGTATCTTTGGATTCATAATATAAACCCAATCTACTCCTTTTATATTCTCCATTATGAAAGCTCTTTCTCTTTCTTTCATAAATGATTTACCTTTTTTTCTCCTTAACCAACTATCGTTGTTAAGTCCTATCCAAACCTCATCTGCAAGTTCTCTTGCGTTTTGGATACATTGTATATGACCTTTGTGTACGGGGTCAAACCCACCGCTTATTAATATTACTTTATATTTTTTACTCATTTGTTTTCAGTTTTCCACTCCTCATCGAATGCTCCTATAGGTTTTCTATGCTCATCCGATGGGTCGTATTTATGTGTTACATAATATGCTAAAATTGTTCCTGGCTCTAATGCCTTATAACCATGATACACACCAGGTGGTATCTTTAAGACTTGTGGATTTTTATCTGAAAGGTATTTAAATTCACAACCATCTTCTTCGGTTGCCCATCCTACCTTTAAACTACCTTTGAGGCAAATCCAATAGTCAGTTTGTTTTTCGTGTTTGTGCCACGCAACTATATGTTTAGTTGAATTTATATACGATATATTTACTTGTCCTTTTTCTAAAGGAAATACATCTAATAATCTTTGTGCTCTATCATCTTCGTGATAATTCATAACTAATTGTTTAATGGTGCTTTAATTGTTGGATGTGATTCATAATCTAAAATCTCATAATCAAACTCACCCTCTAATATATGAATATTAGATAATTTAATTTTTGGTAATTTTTTGGGTTCTCTTTTTATTTGTTCATGTGCTTGTTCCAAATGATTTTTATATAAATGTACATCACCCAATGAACCAATCAGTTCACCTGGTTCATATCCTGTCTCTTCACATAATAGTAATAGGAGTAATCCATATGATGCTATATTGAATGGTAATCCTAAGAATACATCTACACTTCTTTGATTCCACATTAGTGATAACTTACCATCTGCTACATAACATTGAAATGAATAGTGGCAAGGTGGTAGAGTCATCTTTTCTAAATCCTCCACATTCCAAGCTGATACTAAATGCCTTCTACTATTCGGATTAGTTTTTAAGTTTTCTATTAGTTCTTTTATTTGGTCAATATATTGCTTACTACCCCACTTCCTCCATTGCGTTCCATAGATTGGACCTAGCAATCCATAGTGCCAATAATCTTTATCGTTCTGAACTTTATCAATAAACTCTTCCTTTGATAATGGTTCATCTAAATCCCAATCAACTACTCTTTGATATTTTTTATAAGCATCACCATCCCAAATGTGGCAGTTATTATCTAACAAATATTTGATATGTGAATCTCCTTTAAGAAACCATTTTAATTCTGTAACCATTGCTTTCACTGCCATTTTCTTTGTTGTAAGGAGTGGAAATCCATCAGCCATATTGTGTCTGAATGTATCACCAAAATAAGATAGTGTGCCTGTATTGGTTCTATCTCCTTTTTCTGTTCCATACATTATAAGTTTTCTAAGAAACCCTTGATATTGTTTATCTACTATGTTCATAAAATTGATTTTCTATTTAGATTAATGTACTTATTTTTATTATAGAGTATTGTATTAACACCATCATTTAAATCAGTTTTATATACTTCACTAACTGATTTATCAAACTCACAACCTGAATCAAATCCGAATCTAATTACCATATACTCATTTGAAAAGTTTGGTACTACCGATGGAAATGGGTCTTGATAAAATATTTTTACTTCTTTATTTGAATTTTGTTTTATATACTCTATATATTCTTTTTTAGGAAATTGTTCAGCATGTGGTTCATTTTCACTTCTACAAACTAAAACAACTTTTTTATAAGTTTCTTTATTTATTACACTTACTAATTCTTTTATACTTGATTCTGTACAAGAACTATTAATAGAATATTTTGTTAATCCATTGTTAACTTTAGCAAGTGTGTATATAAATAAATTATCTAATAATCCCATTGATTTTCTTTACTATATCTTTGAATAAAACTTTTGCCATTATAAGCAGATGCTGGATGTGGTAGTAAATCATATATATCAACCCTATCCATACTAATGTACATATCTGCTGGTTCTATTCCTTTATCAATATTATCTATTAACTTTTTTGCACCAGATGGATTTAAAAGATAACAATGAGCTCCATATAAACAATCAGTATAGTTTCTTTTTTGTTTTCTATGAAAGATACCATCTTCTTTATCTAACCAACCAATAGCAGGATTTTCTTTTTTATCTTTTATCATATGATTTTTCCAACTTGGAAGTCCTAAATTTAACAAATCACCATCAAAATTCAATAATGTTTCTATATCTACATTTTTTGTAAAAAAAGAATCATTCTCTAATATAAGAAATTTTTTTGAATTATCCAAACATTTTTGCCATAAATTTAAATGAGAAAAAAAAGTTGCTATCTCAGAATCTATCATTCCTACACCAAATTTATCTATTTTAAGATTTAAATTAGAATCAATATATTTTTGCCATACGGAATATCTATCTGTACCATTAAATAAATTTCCATCAATGTTTAGTTTATCTTTAAGATTACTAATACATCTTTTGGCTAAATCCATACTGTATTTCGATTTCGGTAAAGTTATAATATGTGCTTCAATCATGCATTAAACTTATATATTTATCAATATCTTCTGTATATTCTACTGTCTTTGGGTTTTTATATGATAATTTGTTTTCAGAAAACCCACCTTTTAAATGGGTTATGAACTTCCAATTCTTATAGTAATATGTTCTTAGTTTATTATTTGTTTCAAAGTTTGGATTATCATAATATGGACCTAAATGTAAAAATGGTATATCGTTCTGTAAACATTTAATTGTAGCTCCATGATTTGAATCAGCATATTTCCAATCTACAGTGTAGTCATCAAAGAATTCTTTCCTACATAAAAAGAAATAACAATCTGCAAACCCCAACTTTTTTGTTTTTATATAACCACCATCGGAATATCCAACTTCAATATCATCTAATATATTATCGATTGTTTCTTTTTGTCCTAAATAACCAGATAGACTTAACTTTTTATAATCAACTGAGATATATCCATATGCATTTAGTTCTAACTCATAAATTAAATTTGGAATTGCATTTTGGTGATAATGTATATCATTGTGTTGTAATATTATATAATCACCTTTAGCTTTTTCTATACCTAAATTATAAGCCATCGATACCCACATAGATAAGTTTTTGAAATTATCAATTTTGTACTTATCAAAATTCTTTTTAGATTTTAATTTACTCTCAGAAAGATATTGCCATCCTTTTATTATTTTGAGATTTGGCATTTTAATCTTTGGAAAATTATTAGTATTATCAACTAATATAATTTCTTTTTCAAAATTTAAAGTGTTGTTAATATTTTTAATACATTGTATTGTAGTGTAAATATAATAACCTATATCTTGGTTTGGCCAATTATGTAAATTTACATCATTGTTATCTTTCACTGCAAATGGAACAATAATACTAACCATGCTTTATATTAAAATTTAATTCTGTATTTTCAAAGTAAACAGATGACCTACTCTTAGGTTTAAATTTACCTTTAATAAACCAATGCTCAGATTCCAATTCACCATTGATATGATAAAACTTCCAATGCCCATCAGGTTTATCATCAACCAAATATCCCTCAGCTCTTAACTTTTTATTTGTAAAATATTCAGTATAATAGTCATTATAGATTTGACTATTTACACTATTGGTATTTGTATAGTAAGTTGTGTGTTTTACCAAAACATCATCAACGTAAGTTTTCTTTTCAGAGGTTTTTCTATTTGGTAGTTTTTTTCTTACAACTTTTATATTATTTCTTTGTAGAGATGATTTGTAAATATATTCTTTATCAAAATATTCTTCAATTACTAAATTATTTTTTTTATACGATTCGTATATTTTATCTGGAAGCTCAGCTGAGTAGTGTACTTCAGATTTTTCATCTATTTTTTTAATTAATATACCATCAATGTTATATTCTAATTTAACATCATCTGATTCATACTTGTATATTTTTCCGTTTTGATGATAATATCTTGTAATCCCATTAACTTCTGTAGGTTTTCCTCCATTCCATTTTAGTAGTGCTTCTTTTTCTTGTTGAATTTCGTTTTCTAAATCAGAATATTTAGATTTCCATTTCTCATATTTTTCCCACCCTTTATCATTTTCATATAATACAACATTGTACTTAGTATCTAAAATACAATCATCGTTATACCAAAATTTACGATATCTAGCCATTTGTTAATAATCCATAAATAACTAAACCTAATATAGTAACAAGCAATCCGATGCATGAAACAAACATTATTTTTTCATTATTATCCGCTTGTTTTTTACTTCTACCTTGTCTGTACTTAAAATCTTCTTCAGTCATTTCTTTTTTTGTCATTGGTGCTCTGTGTATCATAGATACTTTTTTAGTTTAGTATTTCTGTCTATTTCTTTTAATTTATCTTTTAAATATACCTTAGCATATTCTTCTAATATTATATCTAAGGTCGTATAATGAGAAAACTTTTGAGAATCAACTGCAACATTTTCCCACTCTTCTTGCTCCAACCAATCTTTAGCTCGCATAACTACTTGTACTTAGTAATCCACTATACTCACACTTGTTTGATTTAATGAATGGAAGTATGGATAATTCTTTTGCTTTTGCTTCTACCATAACATCTACATCGTTACCATACAAATCAGGTAAGTCATTTATATAATCTGAATGAGCTTGTGGTTTTAAAGATTCATTACCTTCATGTAAAGCTTTTGATTCTGAGTAGTGTACGATTGGTTTGATACCCTCAGGCCAAGTGGAGATTGCTAACTCCAATGCTTCTTGCTCCGATAAATCACCTGTACAGAATTTGTGGTGGTGATAATCAAACACAATAGGAATACCAATCCTTTCATGTATGTACATCAAATCTTTTACTGAGTACATAGATGCCTTATCATCATTCTCAACAGTCAAACGAGTTTGAACTGATTCAGGTAGTAACTCAAAGTTCTTACAGAATCTATCCATAGCGGATTGTTTATCACCATATACACCATTACAATGAATATTGATTTTGTTGTAAGGTGAACGCTCCAACCCTAACATATCGAATATCTCACCATGTATTCTCAAATCAGTAATTGTATTATCAACTACGTGTTTGTGTGGTGATACCAATACATTGAATGGACCTGGATGACAAGTCAACCTTATACCATTTGATTGAGCATAATTACCAGCACCAGCTAATAAAGTTTTGATTCTAAGATATTGTGGTAAATCTTCGAACTTATATTCTGATGCCCACGGAAAAAACTCCGATGATAATCGGAATACTTTGATTCCGTTCTCTACATTCCATCTAAGGATTCTACCTAAATCGGCAGCGTTTAACATACCTAACTCACCAGCATAAGTAACACCCTTTTCAGTAAAGGTTTTTTTAATCATACTACGATTGGTTGTAACTTTTGGTTTCTGACCTGATAAGGTCATATTAATACAAGCGTATCCTAAATTCATAAATCTAATATTTGTATATCAAATATACGAAAAATATTTTAATTATCCAAATTTTTTAGTAAGTTTTTTCAGTAAAGTTATCTGGATATCTTTTATCTTTTATATTCTTTATCCAATATTGAACTGCTTTGGGGTCATTCTGCCAACTCTTTTTATCACTCCAATTAAAATTAGGATGTGTGTATAATCGGATATCTGCCTTAGTAAGTTGGATAGGTTCTTCTGGTGGTACAAATCCTCTTGCTTCATCAGGTAAAACTTCTTCTTCTTCTACTTCCATTAATAATGTTTTTTGTAGTTCTGTAAGTTCCTCCTCTTCATCATCAGGTTTTTCATCATATAACTCTCTCTTACGAATTACTTTTTCTTTATCTACAATACCCCTATCAACTCGTAAAGCATTGTTAAAAGCAACTATAAGCGCTACTGCTAGCGGGTCAAATACAAAGATGATTATTAAGATTAACCAATTGATAATCCTATCCATTCCATATCCAGTCAATCCACTAAGGTATTGAAGTGGACCTAATTCAGAACCAGCTTCTAAATCTGTATCTAAATCTAAAATCTTTAATTGTATGGATTGTAGTGAATCTGCTGCTATTTCCCTTTTCGCTTGAACACCTTTCCTATTATCCTCTTCCACATTGATTCTACTTTGTGCCAAACGTAACTCAGCCGTGGATATTGTGGTTCTAACACCCCCCACAACCGATGTGTCCCGTACTTGGATTTGTTGTGATTTAGCATTGGAAAGAGTACTAATGTTATTAGATATTCTTTTAAGTTCCTCATCGTATCTTGCAACATCATCAGCATAGAACTTTTCTTTTTGTTGTAAAAATGTTTTTTGTTTTTCATTTGCTGAGAACATATTAAAGGTATCTTGGAATGCTGCTGTTAAGAATCCGTAGATACCAAGTGAAGTTATTAGTACAAGTATTAGTACACCTGATACTAAGTACCATCTAAATACTCTGTTTATCTTTTCCCAATAGTTGTAAAGATATCCAGCAGTAATTAGTTTTGCTAATTCTAATGAACTAGCCATTAACATTACTGATAAGGAAGCACCAGCAAATAGTTTAGATAATCCACTTACCGAAAAAAATGCAGCATTAAAAGCAACAAATAATGCTGATAATCCTAATAAGAATGTTCTGAATTTCATTACGAAATATCCACCAACTCTTTTACTTTCGTATTTAGGTTGAGAATTTCTTGAGTCAATCGTTGAGCCATATTAGGGTCTACTTTCTGTGCTCCAGTAATTCCCTTTTCTAATAACTTAGCTCTACTTTCAATCCCTTCGATAAAGGAATAAGCTTTGAGTTTTCTTGCTTCGTTCATAACTTGATATATTTTGTTTTACTTATATAAATATTGAATATACAAAAAAAGGGGAGAAAACTCCCCTTTCTTATCTACTACATTAGTGCTAATAAGCGATTTTAAGAGATTTACTTTTCTTATCAGCTTTCTTATCAATTAGGAGAGTAAGTAGACCATTTTCAAACTTAGCTTCTGTTTTAGTACCATCATAATCAGTACCTACCGTAAGTGTCAAATCGATATCAGAAACAAAGCGTGAACTTTTCTCATCCTTCTTAGATATAATTTTGATTTCAGTTTCCGTAACATCAACTTTGATATCTTTAGGATTGTGTCCCGTAGTATTAATTGTAACTTGTTGTTTGCCGTTTTCTAAAACTGTTGCATCAAAATTACCATATGCGTTTGTGTAGGATTTCCTACTTCTTCTGAAGATGGGTTCATTAAACACATCATCAAATAAATCATTAAAAGTTGTTATACTATACATAATTTTTCCTTTTTTAATTTTAAATTGTTTACTACTATTAGTACCAAATGCGTACCAATCCAAAAAGTATGACAATTTGTCAGGTTTTTTTAGAAACCACCTGACATTTTGTCATATATTCCATTTTTAATTCTATATTCTGAGTTTTCTTGTCGAGTACTCATACAATCAGCCCAATGTATAATGTATGGTAAATCTGTTTTAAGTTGGAAATCTTCGTTGTAAGATATCCAATATTTCTTAGTTGCTTCATTGTACAACCCATCAGCCATCATAATACCCAATTGTTCTTTCTGAGTATATGAGATTCCATATTTGTTAAGTAAATAGAATGCTCTATCTGTAACATCAAAGTATTGTAACTTTGGATTGTGTACAAAAAATTCTTTTTTATTTTTCTGATGCCACTCTGAAGTTTGTGGTATGTAGTAAGGTTCTACACCATCACCTAGCTTACCTAAGTCGTGATGGAATGCAGCAAAGAACATTTCTTCATCGGTAAAGTTGATAAATCCGTTACCTTCTTCATAAAGTTTTTTTATCTTATGTGCATTTCTAGCTACATTTAGTATATGGTCAATGTAACCACCAACATAAGCATTATGAAAATTAAGTTTACCACTAGCAGGCGCTACTGCTAATTCTTGTCCTAATTCATTTTCAGAATACATATGTAATAGTTTTTCTAATCGTTCTCCCTTAAATACTTTTTTAAGTGCTTCTATAAACTTATCATAATTTTGTTGTAATTGTTCTGCGGTATAATTTTTCATTTATAAATTGATTTACGTGTTAATGTTTTATATAATACTTCTATTTCTTCTTCGGTTGTACATTGTCCTAATCCATTACAATCTAATAGTTGAACAACGAAGCAACCTTCTTCGATTCCTCTTATCTTATCTACATTTGTTGTAGATATAAGTTGTAATCCATATGGGTCTCTACTTTGTTTTGGTAAGTTAAGTACATACTGATATACTTCTTCCATATCATTATCAGAATCATACTCTTTTTTCCAACCTTGCTTTTTAAAAGTTTCCTCTGTTATTGGTGTTTGAGGAAATGTTACAGGTCCTTTCATTCTAATATAAATTTTATAGTATCACTAACTAAGTGTTCTCTAATAGTACCAGTTAATATAAGTGTATCACCTATCATTGTTTGTACAGGACCGATAACGTTCATTACTTTCCCATCAACAACATATGATGCTGGATTAGCAGTGGATACCTCAAATTCATCTTGTAGATACCAAACTAAATTACTATCCCACTCTACCTTCATAGGTTCATCCCAATAAAGTGTATTACCAACTGTACCACTAATTGTATGTATTGTCTGAAATGAACTATCATTTAATTCTAAACGATAATACCCATTGTTATCAATAGGTAATCTACCATCTAACTTTAATGTAGGTTCAAGCCGAATTATATCATCATCTGTTACATTACAAGATAATAATAGTAATCCTACAATAAATAATCTAATATACTTTCCCATGTTGGAAACTCATTTGGTTTGTTATCATTTTCCCAATCGTATCCAAATCTCAAAAGTTTACCTTTGAAATCACCAGCACCATTCTTCAATCTATCATCGATTAGGTAGTCACCCATTAGTAAATCTTTTCTATGAGTAATGAACATTTTTTTGTGGAAGATATCACCAAAGTAATCTTCTATCCAAAATCTTTTATCAGTATTTGATTGTGGGTTACCCCAAGGAGCTGAGGTAGCTATGAACAATTCATACTTACCACTATTGTGTAGTTTCTTAACAGCATCAATAGCCCCTTTAATTGGTGGAGCTATTCTGAATAAACCTTGTATGTGGTCAGGAAATGTTTTGTATCTTTCTACTAAGTGTGGATGTTTTTTAAACCAATCATCAATTGCTTTACCGAAGTCAACTAAGACCCCATCCATATCAATGTAAACTATTTTTTTATTCATTCATTACTTATTTACATAGTAAATATACGAAAAATTTTTCATATATCCAAATATTTTGTTAGTTTTTTTACTTACAATGAGCTCTAAATCCTATGATTGGTTTATGATTTACTTTATCGATTATGGTTTTTAACATAACTTCTCTATTGTGAATCATACCTTTTGTAAGTTCTAAGGTTTCTAAATCATATTCGTTTTTTACCCAATCTTGAAAAAGATAAGTAAGTAGTTTAGATTTTAATTTTGCTATCATATCTTAATTATTTACATAGTAAATATACGAAAAAAATATGATATAACCAAGGAAAAAGTGAATTATTTTATATTAAATCTTTACTTTCTTTTCTGTATTTTTTAGAAGGGTCTAAGTAATCTAACAACTCAAATGGGTCTATATCCTTCAAACCCCATTTGTTTATTATATCAAAAGCTTCCATTCTATCTTCACCATAAAGTTTCTCATAATAGGTTATTGGGATTTTTGTTCCTTCGCTAATACCAGCTATGATTTCTTTTTCTTCTTTTAGTTCTTTATCTAATCCTTTTTCAATAGCCCAATCATAATCTTCTTTTGTTAAAGAATCAAATACCCACTTACCATGCGTATCCCACTTTTTAGGTTGTGGTGTGTTAATAGGAAGACCGAGTGATTCATTATAATCCCATTTTTGTTTAAGTGTTTTAAATAAATTTACATATCCATCCCAATGAGTATTCCATATCAACCTATCTAATAATATTACTTTATCAAAGTGAGAACAAAACTCTATACCAAAGTCAATTGGTTTTGTTCCTTTTTTTTCGTGTGGTACTTGATATCCAATTGTTTTTATTATTACATTTTTATGTTCATCTAATCCTTCTAATGGATATTTGTTATTAACTTTATGAGGACCTATATTATAATTGTATGGTTCACCATTTGAAAAATAACCTTGCTTAGCAATACCTTTCAACAATGAAGTTGTTCCGCTACGTGGACTTCCTATAATTAATACTTTCATGCGTATTGTTGTAACAACCTTAGTATTTCATCTAATGCTTCATGTCTATGATTATCTACAAGATTTACCGCATATGCATACTTTGATTCTTTTACTTTCGGTACTTCATGTATAGCTGAATCATTTGGAAATTTTAAATCAATCTGTTGTGGGTCACCAGTAAGAATCATAGTTGATTGTTTACCTAATCTACCTAACACCATTCCAAGTTGTTGTTTAGTAAGATTCTGAAACTCATCTACAATCACACAAGCGTTATCAAATGTTCTACCTCTAAAGTGAGATAGTGATACTAATTCAATATTTTCATCTGATTCCATCTTCTGTAATATATTAGGTTTATTGTAAACTTTTCTCATATTAGAACGAATTGGTACTAACCAAGGCTCCATCTTTTCATCAAGTGAACCTGGTAGATATCCATTATCTTCGTTTGATACTGTTGGTCTTGTTATAATGATTTGATTTATCTTACGAGTAAAAAACATATCCAATGCTATTTGTACTGCTAATAGTGTTTTACCACTACCTGCTTTACCCATAATAAAATTGTATGGATGGTATAAGATATTTGTCTTTGCCATCTTTTGTTCTTCCGATAGTGTTATTGAAAACCTTACCTTACCTTTTGGTGGTACTTTGTTAATATTCTCTCCCATAATCCTTTATAAAATTATATCGCTCATGTACTAATCTATGACAGATTAGAATTGAAGCTCTGTTCCATTTATCCGCATAACCATATATCCATTCTTTCTTTGAAAACAAATATGAGAATGCTTGATAATATAACTGTATTCCTGCATTTGGTGGTAGCCCTAAATTTTTTTGAATATATGCACCTCCAAAGTAAGAAGAGTTTTCTGTTGGTAGTGGGTGTACTTCGTTTATCCAATCGTATGTAAAAACATTGGAAAACCAACCCCAACCTATTGCTTTATTAAAATCTTTGTGGAAAAATAAAAATAGTGATGATATGGTGTGTAATCTTTTTAGAGCAGTTTCTAATGTTGGTTTATCTTGCCAATCTTCTAATTCTTTGTTTATTGATTTACAGATAAATTTAATATCAGAATTATTATCTCTAATATGAAGTGGGTTATTGTTATCAACTACTTTAAAATAAAAATCTGTATCTCTTTTGTAGTCACCATCCCAATTATCCCTATGCTGACGCATTTGGTAAAATTGTTCTTTATCCATATAAACTATTTTATATAAATATGAATACTATGTATGTTTTGCTTTGAAGTAGCTAAAGAAATTTGTAAGGATATTATTTACTTTAGTCTGCTCATCACCTGATAATGCAGTCGTTGTTCTAGTAACAGATGTTGATTGTCTTTTGTATATATCTACTTTACCCATAATTATTTATTGTGTACTATTATCCCGTTTGCTATGTAAGAATGTAACTTATCAACTGTAAAGTTGTAGACTGGTTCTTCTTCATTTGACCTTACAACTTTTATTTCTTTTATTTCTTCCCAATCTCCATTTACATTAATAAAATCACCAACTTCTAATTCTCTAGCAGGTGCTTCTGATTTATATGGTTCTTGTCTGATTTCAGGTACTAATGATTTCCAACCTTCTTTTGTAAGGAATGGATGTTCTGGTGTGAACTCTATACCAGTATTGTTAATTGTATATAGTGATGGCTTATCTCCTAATCTCTCACAAGCTTCAGCATGAGAAGCTACAGTATGCCTATGGTCTATAGCTGTTACTACCCCAACTCCAATATCTTCACCATCCCAACCCAATACTTCATCACCTATTACTATATCTTCTATATTTTTTGTATCACCATTTTCTAATGAAATTTTTGTTCCAGCTGCGAAACAAGTACCTCCACCAGGGTGCCTCCATCCAAAGTGAAAGTTGTGAGTTACTACTGATTCTGATGAACTAACAAAATATGTATCAGTATCTTCAACATCTATTCTCACTAATTGTTTATCGGTATGATTTTCTAATATAGCATAGTTTGATGATGATATGGGAACAGCGCTACCTGATTCATTTGTTAAGAAATCTACAGATGATGTTAGCTGATGTGCTTCTTTATAACTCCATACGTTTGAGGATGTGTTATATGTTAAAAATGATTTTTGTGTACCACAATATATTGCATCACTTCCATCACCTAAGTTTATTTCTATTAAACCTGGATATTCAAATGATTGAGATTCTACCGCATAAATTACAGATTCGGTTGGAAATGAATCTGTTAAAGTATTACCAGTAAAAGACCAAGAAGCGTACATTTCTCTGTTATCTGTATCAGGTGAACCCGATACATGATACGATTTAACTGAACCACTTACTCTAGCATCTACAATATTTGTATATGTATCATTTACTTCTTTATATGCTTCACTATCTAATAACCCCTCAAAATAATTATCCTTCATAAAGTTAGTGGTATATTCGAAGTAGTGTTTAGCTGGTATGTTATAAAGCATTTCAGTAGTATCTTGTGAGATATCGGATGGTAATCCAAACATTGAATCTATTTTGTATGCACCTAATTGTAGTGTGTCCAAATTAGAACCATATACTATTTGGAAAGTTCTAATACTTTTAGCCACACCATCACTTATTGTAGTTGGTGATGTGTGAAATTTTTCAATATAAAGATTTTCTTTATCTAAATAATTATTTAAATAATCTGAATACAAATCTGCTGAGCTTGATTCAGCTAATACCCCATCTCCAAACTTTTTGAATACTAATGGTTGTGGTGATTGTGTCTTATGTTTTGAAACTATATCTGGATATCTTTCGTTGTTATTTATAGATGATGTTAGTGTATTTATAACTCCATCACTACTACTAAAGTAAGCTTCTGGTACGCTTGTTCCTCCACTATTTTCGTTAAATAATTTTAGAACATTTACTCTATCTTTACAATATGTAGAATCAAAAACTGCGTTTTCATCATATGCTAATCTTAAAATAAATCTATTTGATTCATCAGTTATAACAGTAGGGTAAACTGTATTAGCGAACTCTTTTACTTTAACAAACTTCGTAATAAAAGTTGCATCAGATGCTACTGCTTGCTCTAAGTGTTCTACAAAATTATTTTGGAAATGTTTATGTATAACAGCCATTTCTGTTATACCATTACTTGATAGCAAGTTGAAAAAGTCGGTGAAATCAAAATGATTATACAAACCAACACTTACAAATGCGGTATCTGTATTTAATTCTAGTAATCTAAGATTTGATGATTCATCGATTACAAAATCTGCTGAAAATAGTGTACCTTTCATTTAATATCCTAAGTTTATTATAAATATATACTTTTTAGTTTTTATATAATAGTTTGAGATTGTTCATGTCTCAATTTAAATTCCTTACCGAAATATTTCAAATTTAATTTAATTGATTTATCATTCAATGATTTATTAGAATAAACATCTTCATAGTATTCAATTTGTATCCCAGTTTCCTTAGAGAGTCTGATTTGTAGTTCTTTCCATTCTCTTAGTAAGGTATCAACATATTTCCAACTATCCAACTCTTCTACATTATGTGGTAAATCTTTTACATGCCACTTTTCATTCCATTGATTATCGTTAATATTAAACAAAGCCCATAAAGCTTGACATTGTTTTTTATAATCTCTTCTAGCTAATAAAATTGTTTTATCAAACTTAGATACTAAATCTTTGTAATAGTTGATATCCAAAGTACGATGGCCTATTTGTATTTTAGCAACTGTGTTGTTTTCTATTTTTAAGTTTTTCTTTATTTTATTTGAATCCCTTTCGTATTGAGCAGTATATCCGTATGCAGTTGAAATTGCATAAAGTAAATTACTACTTCCACATCTAGGTTCTGCTATTATTAAAATGTTTTTCATATTTTATCCAAAATCTTTCAAATCCAAAATATCCAAATGTTTTAAGTAT